GTGAATTTACCCTAGACGCTGCATCTGGTACATCTGGTCAAGTATTAATTTCTCAGGGTGCTCCAAATACTCCAATATGGACTTCATCGCTAACATCGTTAACAGGTTTATCTGTAACTGGAAGCACTTCTTTAACTGGTTCATTATCTGTAATTGGACCATCAGTTGCATCGTCTCCTGCAGCATCTCATGTAATTACTGGCGGTAACACAACAGCATCAAATGGTGTTGCTGGTAATATTACAATTACTGGTGGTAACGCTACAAATACTGCATCGCTAACAACAGGCGGTAGTATTACCATCACTGCTGGAAAAGGAAATACTAATCAAGGTGTTGGCGGTTCAGTATCTATTGATGGTGGTACAGGCTCAGTAGGAAATGGTAATGGTTCTGTTGCTATTGGAACTGGTGCTGGTACAGATTCTGTTGCTATTGGTAGGTCAGCAGGAAGCGTACAATTAAATGCAGGAACAACAAATATAACTGGCAACCTATCTTTTGATGGTAGTGGCAATGCCCTGACCTCGGTAAATCAACCAGGTGTTTTGAGAGTTGACACTTCAAGTTTGCAAATGAATTTTGCAAATTCTAATACATATAATGGTCAAGGTGGTTTTGACTATAATGGAAATATTTTTAGAGGTTTTCAAACTTCAAGTGGTGCAGGAAGAATTCCAGTAATACATTCAGTATTTTCAAGGGCAACAGCAAGTACAACTTCTCCAGCCCCAGGAACATATACAACAAATATTTTTGCAGCAGCAAATGACGTTCTTTCATCACTTGAGGCAGGAAGACTATATAAATTTAAGGCTAAATTCTTTTTGTCTGTGACATACTCTTCTGGAACTTTTACTACTACAATACCATTAACATTTAGCAATGCTCCTGCAGCAATTAAATATTCTTTTATAACATATCCAGAAACAAACGGTGCAACATTGACTAGACAGGGTGCTGGAACTACAACAACTATTTCTCCAATTGCTGGAGCACTTACAGCAGGTGGTACATGGGTAGTAGAGGTAGATGGATATTTTGATTCTCATGCTACACTTGCTAGTACATTGACTCCACAGTTATCTAACAACGTTACTGCTACTTCAGGTGCAACTGCATCAATTACCGCTGGTTCATGGTTTGAAATTGAAAAAATTGGTACATCCACACAAACATTAATTGCTGGAAACTGGGCATAGTTTGACAAATTCTAAAACAGTGGTATACTAGTATCAATCACAGTTTTAGAAAGGTGGAAACACTATGTCAGATTTTTTCTCATTTACCCTACCGAATGATTTTGTCGAAAAGTACAAATCAGCGGAATCTCCCTTTGGATTCGTGGATGCAGGTGGCAACGCACTAGGTGAAATTACCTTTGTTCGTACCTATTCACGAGTCAAAGAAGACGGAACCAAAGAACGCTGGTATGAAGTTGTACGCAGAGTTATCGAAGGTATGTATTCAGTCCAGAAAAACCATGCAAAGGAGAATCGTCTCCCATGGAACGACTACAAGGCACAGAAGTCAGCACAAGAAGCATTTGACCGTATGTTCAACCTAAAGTGGACACCTCCAGGTCGTGGAATGTGGACATTCGGAACACCACTCACAATGGAGAAGCGTAACTCAGCAGCACTCCAGAACTGTGCAATGGTATCAACTAAGGACCTAGACAAGAATGACCCAGGTGCTCTATTTGCTTGGATTATGGATGCTCTTATGCTTGGTATCGGTGTTGGCTTTGACACCCTTGGCAAAGACAAGAACTTTCCAATCTACGCACCAACCGAACCAGAAGTAACATATGTTATTCCCGATACTCGTGAAGGTTGGGTAGAAGCAACTCGTTTGCTAATTAACTCATTCCTTCGTGCAGGTCAGAATATCCAGAAGTTTGACTATTCTGAAGTTCGCCCAGAAGGTGTTCCAATTAAGGGCTTTGGTGGCGTAGCCTCTGGTCCTGCTCCGCTAATCAAACTACATAAGCGTATTGCTCACGTTCTTTCACAGCGTGTTGGAGATAACCTAGATGCTCGTGCTATTGTTGACCTAGTTAACCTTATTGGTACTTGTGTGGTATCTGGTAACGTTCGCCGTTCTGCTACCCTTGCTTTGGGGGCAGAGGGGGATGAAGACTTCCTAAACCTAAAGAATGCAGAAGCATTCCCAGAGCGTAACTCATACGACCCAGAGAATCCAGGATGGGCTTGGATGTCTAACAACTCTGTTGCTGCAAGTGTAGGTATGGATTACTCAAAGTACGTTGACCGAATTGCAGATAATGGAGAACCAGGTTTTATCTGGCTAGATGTTGCTCGCAATTATGGTCGTCTTGCAGACGCTCCAGATGGTAAAGACTATCGTGTTATGGGATTCAATCCATGTGCAGAACAACCACTAGAGTCATACGAACTATGTACTCTAGTTGAGGTTCACCTAAACCGTCACGAGAGCAAAGAAGATTTCCTACGCACTCTAAAGTTTGCCTACCTATACGGAAAAACTGTAACACTTCTTCCTACACACTGGCAGCAGACCAACGGTATCATGCAACGTAACCGCCGTATCGGCACATCACTAACTGGTATCGCATCATTTGCTGATGAACACGGTCTACCAACTGTTCGTACATGGATGGATGAAGGTTATAACAAGATTCGTTACTATGACAATAAGTATTCAGAATGGCTATGTGTTCGTGAATCAATTCGTGTAACTACTGTTAAGCCTTCTGGTTCTGTATCAATCCTTTCTGGTGCTACCCCTGGTGTTCACTGGGGTCCAGGTGGAAAGTTCTATCTACGAGCAATCCGTTTTGGTAACCAAGACCAAATGCTACACCTATTCCGTGCAGCAGGGTATAAAGTAGAGGCAGACCTAGTATCAGCAAATACATCAGTTGTATACTTCCCAATTTCATCTGGTCACAAGAGAGCAGAAAAAGATGTAACTCTATTTGAGAAGACAGCCCTTGCTGCTACAGCCCAGAAATACTGGTCAGATAATGGCGTATCAGTAACCCTATCATTTGACAAGGAAACTGAAAAGCAGCACATTACTTCCGTACTAAATATGTATGAAGGTCAGTTGAAGGCTGTATCATTCCTATCAATGGGCAAGGATGTTTATCCACAAATGCCTTACTCAGAAATTACAGAAGAAGAATATGATTACTACATTGGTCGTCTTGCAAAGATTGATTTCTCTGCAATTTATGACGGTGTAGAGAATCTAGATGCTATGGGTGAGGCTTATTGCACCACTGATGCATGTGAAATCAAGATTCCAGACAAGAAGTAAATAAGTAAAGATACCCTGTCATTAACTTGGCAGGGTATTTTCTTATGTGGTAGAATAGTGTATATGGCTACCAAAACTAATCTTTATCTAGATAAAATTCTATTAGAACATCCAATCGCTGCATGGACTTTAGATGAAGAATTTGCAACAACTGGACCACTTACAGACATTAGTTCTTTTTATCCAGTAACGTCAGCAGTAATTCCAATCCAAACAACTTCAAATGGTAGTGGATATATGTCTTTTAATACATCAACAGCACATGGGCTATCTACAAGAGATTGGGTAACAATTTCTGGAGTAACTCCAACAGGATATAATGGAAAATATAAAGTATATGATGTAGCATCAACAACAAACTTTACAGTTAATGGTATTACAAGCGGAAACGTAACTATTGCTGGAACAGTAACCAAAAATTATCCAGCATATGAACTTACAGCATATAATAGTTCAAAATATCCAGGGTATGTTTGGAGAAATAATCCACTAACATCAAAAATACCTATGGTATATGGCTCAGAAAAATCACAATATGGTTCTATGATTATTCCATCATTTGGATTTTTAAGTTCAACTGGAAAATACAACCAATATACCTTTGAAACCTGGGTAAAAATTAGAAGAAGTTTTGATACAAATAAAAGAAAGTTAATTGGACTATTTGATAATACTGCAGCCACAGATGATGGTAATGGACTTTATTATAATGACACATCATTTATTCTGCAAATTGGAAATAAAAACGATGCTGCCTTTATAAAACAAACAAATAAACCAATGCTTATTCATATTGTATATTCTGAAAATGCTGCATCCCTATATGTAAATGGAGAGCAACTAATAAATTTAATTTTAGATAAAGCAGATATTGACCTATTGACCACTCCAGGAAACAATAAAGAATACATTTCACTTCAATCAGCAACTTTTGACTGCCCTGCAATTTATCCATATAAACTATCCGCAACCCAAACAAAAGTACATTATGCATATGGACAAGCAGTTTCTGTTCCAGAAACAATTAATAAAAAATATGGTGGCAAAACGGTATCAATTGATTTTCCTAGTGCAGGTTATGCAGCAACACAAAGTTATCCAATTAATGCTCAATGGAAAAATGCAGTTTCAGACAATGTAGAAATTAGAGATTATTCAATATCTAATAAAGAATTTGGTTTGCCAACATTTAATCTATATGACCCTGTAACAGAACAATATAAAACAGAAAATGATTTTTTCACATATATGTCTGCAAATGGAAGTTGGTATACTAAGGGTGGTTCTTTATCAACAATGAATTCTAATCAAGAGTTTCCATCACTAAATCTTTTTAATAATGGTTTAAAAGCATTCTATGCAAGTTACTATACTTCTGGAGCACCCTCAACATCAGAAAAAACTATTTTTAAAATCATCAATAAATTTGATAAAAATTACTTAAGAATAACTATGCAGTATGTTGGCTCTAACATAGAGATAAAATATAAATTTAAATATAATAGTTCTACAGAAACTCTATTGTCTACTAAAATAGATGCACATTATTTTGTTTCTGGTCCATCATATAATTTCTTCTTTGTTGGTATGGATATTCAGAAATTTGCAAATAGTTATGATAGCAATATTAAAAACTTTTTTAATAATTTAGAACAACTTACAATGTTCACGTTTGGTGATAGTGACCTTACAATAGACTCTACCCCTTCTGCAACGGTATATGGAATTAAGTTCCTAACTCAATTTGAATTAGACAAGAGAGCACCATATTTTGTTGATAGCACTGGAAGATTTTTCTTTCCAGCAAACGCAGCAACATCTACTACAACTGAAGCAATTATAAATGCATATCCAGCAAACTATGAAGTTAAGTATATAAGTAGTAATAATATTTATAATACTTCATATACATATAGTTCTGCAGCAATTTCAAAAAAATATTTTTCTACTGCTTCTTCTGGTTATTGGAAAAATGATACGCCACTACAACATTTTGCAAAATTTGTTAAAGATTCTGGCGGTAACAATGTATATACATTTAATAATATTCAGTTCAATATTGATTATGATGCACCAATAGCAAATAACTCAAATGCAAGTCCTAAACAATTTGATACTTCATTGTCAAATGTTAAGACATACATAACCTTTGAGCCAGTTTTATCTACTTATAAGCCAGATAGTTATTTTACTAATGGAATATCAAAACTAAGTATTGATAGAGTAGTAAGACCAGATTCAAACTGGGCTACTACAAAATATGAAGTTGTTGATGGAACAATAATCTACCCACCATCTGGAGTAGATATTTCCACAATATCATTAGTCAAACATATAGATATTGCTATATCAGATACCGTTAATAATACAGTAAACATTAAATCTTTGGAATTGGCATCTCAGGCTTTGTCTTTAAATACTACAACACAAAATCCAGTTTATACAAAATATGGTGCAAAAATAATTCCATATACTTATAACACTTCAACAGGTGTATATGACTATTCTGGTTTAGGTAATGCTAGGAATCCATTTATAATTGAAAAGAAAACTAGTCCACATCTAAGCCTAGATAGACTTTCTGGAATTAGATTAGTAGGATTTGATGTAACTCCAACAAACACAATTCGTGGACTTAAGATTCCAATTAATGAAAAATTAAACAGTAATTCTAAATTGAATGCTATCCAAATGTTTATATATTATGATGCTACTATTGACCCAACTCAATCAAACCGTGAATCATTTCAATTTTCTACAAAAGAAATTTTTAATATAGTTGCATCAGATAGAACATTGACAAGTACGCTTACAAATACTGGAAGTTATTTAGAAACTGCAACAGTATCTACTTCTAGCACAATTGGTACACTAGACCAAGATGTTCAATATTATATTAATGGAGAATTATCCACTACTCCAACCATTAAAACAAATGAATGGGTTGTGTTTACAATTGTTTTTCTAAAACCAATAGTTTTTGATAACTTTACAGGAAGTTTTAATATTACTGGTCCAATTGCCATAGATAATATAACTTTTTATGGAGTTTCTGCAAATGAATTTTTAAACTCTACTGCTGATAGTACTTGGTATAATATACTAAATCAACCAGGTAGCGGAACGTATACTTGGAATACTTGGGCAGGAAAAACATGGAACGACCTATTGACCATGTATGATACAACTAATTATCCAATTAATCCAGTAAACATGTATGGCTTATATACTGGAACAAACATTCTTTATCCTGGTCAATATGACCAAACAAAGAAAACTTTGGTTAAGGATGTTCAGTATAGATTCTATGGTGGTTATAAAACCTCTAAATATACATATTTATAGTCACAATGTGGTATACTGATGGTATGAATATAGACGTTAATAAAGATTTTGGGCAGGTTATGCCTAATCAGATTGGTAAAACAAAGGTATCAATCGTTGAAGAACCATTTTCCAACTATGGAATTTATGTATGGCAGTTAGCCTCTGGCAAATTTTTTACAGATGACCAGGGTAATGCACTAAGTATCGACTCAATGAAGGGTGATGAATCTCGTATTGCACTACTTCGCAATGAAGCAGCCTGGAATGGTCAGCCACATGGACAAGCAGTATTTTTTGCCAATGTTCGCAAGGTATCTGATGAAGAATATAGTGAACAGATTGACCGTATGGGGCAGGGACTAATTCCATCAGAAACAGACCTTGGTGCGTTTATTGCTGCTAAAAATACTTTTGACATGTTCGGAAGTGACGATTAATGAGTTACTATGAATATGCAAATACACCTGCTCGCCTGGATGAAGTAAAAGAAGAAGTCAATTTATTTAAAGATTTAGACCCATTTGTAAAATCATGGGACGACATTAAATCATACAATGGTATGAATACAAATTTTAAGCGTAGAAGCACTAGAATGGCAAAGGCTCTTGGAGATGATGCATACCTTGAATCTGCTGGTGCAATCCAGATGGGTACAGGTGGGGCACGTTCAAATGCAATTAACCCAGGAGTAGTATTCCGTAATGCCTATGCACTATTTGATGTAATTACCCCACCATATAATCTTTATGAACTTGCTACATACTACGACACCTCATTTGCTAACCACGCTGCTATTGATGCAAAGGTTGAGAATACTGTTGGTCTTGGTTATGATTTTGCTGTATCAGATAAAACAGGTCTTAAACTTGAGGCTGCCTCAGCAGACCAGATGGCTCGTGCTCGTAAGCGTATTGAACGACTAAAGGTTCAACTCCGTGATTGGCTTGAGGGTCTTAATCAAGACGAATCATTTTCTTCTGTGATGGAAAAGGTTTACACAGATGTTCATGCTATGGGTAACGGATACATTGAAATTGGTAGAACTACAACTGGAGAAATTGGTTACATTGGTCATATCCCTGCTGCTACTATGCGTGTACGCAGACTCCGTGATGGATACGTTCAAATTATTGCTAATAAAGTTGTTTATTTCCGTAACTTTGGGGCAAAGAATGTAAACTACATTACCGAAGACCCACGACCAAATGAGATTATTCACATTAAAGAATACTCTCCACTAAATACTTTCTATGGTGTTCCAGATGTAATGGCTGCTATGCCATCTCTTCTTGGAGATGCCCTTGCTTCACAGTACAACATTGATTACTTTAATAACAAGGCTGTTCCTCGCTACATTGTGACTCTCAAGGGTGCTCAGTTAACTCAAGAAGCAGAAGATAAACTATTCCGCTTCCTACAGACTGGTCTAAAGGGTCAGTCACACCGAACACTTTACATTCCACTTCCAGGAGATACAGAAAGTAACAAGGTTGAGTTTGACATGAAGCCTATTGAAAATGGAATTCAAGAAGGTTCATTTGCTCAATACCGTAAGCAGGTTCGTGACGACATTCTTGTTGCTCACCAAGTACCACTTTCAAAACTTGGCGGTAGCGATGCATCACAACTAGCAGCATCTCTATCACAAGACCGTACATTCAAAGAACAGGTAACTCGTCCAGCACAACGCAATCTTGAAAAGATTCTTAATAAGATTATTCGTGAAAAGACAGATGTTCTAGAACTTAAATTTAATGAACTCACACTTACTGATGAACTTGCTCAGTCACAGATTATTACCAACTATGTTAAGAACCAGATTATGGCTCCTAACGAGGCTCGTGAAATTCTTAACCTTGCAGAACGTCCAGATGGAGATGCAATGATTCAGCCAACCGCTAGACAGGCTGCAGACTCAAATGCTAACAATGCAGACAATAGAACTCGTGATGCCCAACGTCAACAGGCTCAAGCAGATAACTCTGCAACTACTACTGGTAGAAATCCTAAAGGCGAAGGGAGACGCTCCTCTTAAAAAAGTGTTATAATAACAATTATATAACACTTCACAAAAGGGGGCTATAATTAGTCTATGAGTATTCAAAAAGCACACTTTGACATTGACGGAAATAATGTCCGTATTTCAATGCCACTTACAAAAATAGATGCCGAACGTAGAATCGTTTCTGGTTTTGCTACCCTTGATAACGTTGACCGTCAGAATGACATTGTTACTCCAGAAGCATCTCTAGATGCATTTTCAAAATTTCGTGGCAACATCCGTGAAATGCACCAGCCAAAGGCTGTTGGTAAAATGGTTGCCTTTAAAGAAGACAAGTACTTTGACCCAGAAGAAAAGAAATTTTATTCAGGTATTTATGTATCAGCATATGTTTCAAAGGGTGCTCAAGATGCTTGGGAAAAGGTTCTAGATGGAACCTATACAGGTTTTTCAATCGGTGGAAAAATGAATAAGTGGGATGATGCCTACGATGAAAAGATGGATGCAAGTATCCGTATTATTAAAGACTATACCCTAGTTGAACTGTCACTAGTTGACTCACCAGCAAATCAATTTGCCAATATCATTTCAGTAGAGAAGGTAGATGGCGTTGATACTATTACTGGCGAGGGTACAGAAACAATCCTAGAAAATGTATTTTGGGATAAAGAATCAGGATTGGTAACAATCTCAGAAGAAGAAACTGCAAATAGCCCAGTCACTGGTGCATCAATGCAGAACATTGGTTTTGTTGAGAAGTCAGATTCTGACAAACTTGACATGGTAAAATTCTTAGTTGATAGTGCTAAAGGCATTAATACTTCTAAGACTATTAAAAAGGAGAATGATAACATGGCAGACGAAATCGTAAATGACGTAGTAGCCGATGTCGCTCCAGA